GAAAAGTACCAAAAATATCTTCTTGGGTACGTTGCAAATAATCGTTGGATGCGTTGGTAGATTGCTGAAATTCATCTTGTTCTAATATAGGCATTTTTTATTGATTACCTCCTTTCTAGAGTATTTTGAAGTGTGCTATATTATATATTAGTGATTTAATAATAAACAAACTCATCGTTTGGATCATCATCGTCATCTTCATATAATTCTTTAGCTAAGAGTTTTGCGAGATAGTTCGCGTACATAAGAGAGGATGCCCTATCTTTTCTTTTTCCTTTTGGTTCTTTTAATTTTACGAAACCTCCAATAATCTCATATTCTAAATTAACCAACTCATTTACAAGAGCACTTGTTTGCATATATGGTCTAACGTAGTCGGCTAAATCATTTGGATTATTCGTTTTATAAATTTCGGAAATATGATCTTTTGCTTCAATTTCGTTTACCAAAAATTGAATATTATCTTTTTGTAGATCAGAACGTAAGGAAGTGGCAATTTCATGATTCAACGATTGTCCAGCTTTAATGCTAAATATTACTGGAAGTGGATTTCTACCCAAAGCTCTTTCTCTCATTACTTCATCATTATACGAACACCATGATTCATATTCAACATCACGTTCTTCATCATATAACACCTTAGAACAATCATCATAAAGTGACATACCATTACCATGACAATCCATTGCGACATAAGATGCTTGAAAATCCTCAAACAGTTGTTTCAAACGTACCGCTTGTATTGATGTATGCTGACCATTAAGAGACTCTATATATACCACTTGTTTTATATATTTTTTACCACTAGGAAGCAACCTCATACATGTAAATACAGACGCATCATTTTTCGAACCGCCCATTAAGGCTAAATCTACACCTATAATGCGTATTTCTCCATCTCTTAATTTATCTTTTTTACGTTTATGAGAAATATAATCAATATTTTTAATTGGATAAAAAGGTTTTTTAAGTTTTCTACTTTTTTCAATTTCTGCCAATTTAAAATATGCCTTTTCGCTTTCACCAAAAAACAAACACTCCATTTCTATTGACCAAGATATTTCATCAAAATCATCTTCTGACATTTCATCTTTTACTTGTTCTTCGCTCAATAATCCTTCTGCAATTGATAATTGATATGGTAATCCACATAAAAAATACTTCTCACCTTTTATAAATTTGTTTTTAAATGATTTAAATTTATCCCATGACCAATGATGTTTAAACCATGCAGATGAAAGATATATTTCTTTGTTTCTCTCCTGTAAATGTTTGTACTCTTTTTTAGCCAAATAAGCAGGTTGTCTTGGAGTACCTAAAAATCTTCTCAATACTTTATTTATGATGTCTAAATTTATGATTCTGTGCTCATCATATATATTTATATTTGATCTTGCAGATCTAGCCTTTTCGTTAGATGCTACAACCTTTATCCAACTTCCATTATGAAATATTACATTTGCTTTATCGCTATTCATACTAGTGGATATATCAGATATTTCTCTAGTGAGATTTGGAGATTTCCCCATGATTTCGGGTATTTTTTCTGTTACTATTTTCATCGCCTGACCTTTAGAACCACTAGCTACAACGATTTTAACTGATGGATATAAAATTGCATAACAAACACAAAATACAGCAGTTAACCATGTCTTGCCTTGAGATCTAGCAGCAAAATATTGGACGTAATTATTATGGAACATAACATATAATAATATTTGTTGGAATAATTTTAAATGTAATCCAAGGTATTCTTGTGCGAATCTCTGTGGATTTGATCTATAAAAACTAGCCCATATACCCACGCCTTGTGTTAATCTATCTGATTTAGATAAATTATCAATTGATTTATTAAATGACTTGTTTTTTGAAAATATATTTGTACCTTTAAATGATTTATTTCTATCAACTTGAAACTTTCTTTCCATTAAATATCACCAACTTCATCTTCCATTTCATCAACTGGTACTTCGTCGTTTTCTGGAGAAGTTACTCTATATTTTTGCATTTCTTCTTCATACATTAATGAATACTCATTTGAAATACCCAACATCTTGCACAAATGTCCTAAAAACCAAACACTAATATATTTACCTATTCCATCTACATCTTTCCATTCTTCATCTGGTTCAGGTATTGGACGTTCGTTTTCATATTTCTTAATTAAAACACCAAACGTAGCTTGATCTGTTGCGTTAGCACCTGTTTCTTGAACTGGTTTAATGTTTGCCGTTCCAAGCAAATCTTGAAGATTTCTAAGGTTTTTACTGACATCATTTTTCTTTTCTCTTTTTTGCCTAATTTCAAGACTTTCAAAAGCAGCCTGTTTTAACAATTCTTCCATTGCAGGAGTATCGCATTCATACATATTTACATATTCACCGTATTTATTATTTAAATAGTTGTATTCAAATTGTTCAAATCCAAAACCCCAAAACATTCCGTTTTGCTCATTTTCTTCTTCCTCGCTATGCATAACCTCATTGTCAATATCACTATCTAAACTAGTCATATTTTTATATTGGGGCATTACTATATTTTTCATATATTGACTGAAAGCAGAGGTATAATCTATTTCATTTGTATCTTTATTTGTAGCTTTTATAATTGATGTATCGTATATTTGATATAAAAATGGTTTATCAATTATTTTTAAAACATCTTTAAATTTTATTAAACTAAAACTTTTGTCGGGATTTATACTATGTTTTAAAATACACTCTTTACAAAGAGGAGTTTTATTTAAATTCCCAAAATATTTTGAATATGATACATAAAATAATGAATCTATTGTTGATTTTGTTGCGGTTTTTCCACAATCTGAACAAATATGTATCCTTTCGCCTGCCATTTAACTCATCTCCTTTTTATAAAATAAAAAAGAAGTTGAATTATACAACCCCTTCTAAATCTTTTTCTTTTATTTTTCTTAAATGACCGTATATTTCATCATTTGCTTTTATTCCTATCTCAATCCTATAATGATAGTGATTATATTCATCTATTGATAACCATTTAATCGCATTATTTAATTCATAAATAAGAGTTTCATCACAAGGTAAATAGTCAACTGGAGAAACAATTTGAATTTGTTTCCAGCCATTTCTTTTTAAATAATGATATCTATCCGCTTCTCTTTTATTAAATTGCTTTTCTGTCATAGTACCAACCTTTAAAGCAAAATCATGTGATCCACCATCATATTCTAAATAAATCTTTTCTTCTGGGAATGCAATATCTAAAGAATAAGACCTTGTAGTTTCATCATTATAGTTTAATAATCCACCAAATAAATTATGAAGATATAATTGTTGTCTAGATGTATTTACATTTCCATTCTTAAACAAGGTTTCCAATGTCTTTTTTCTAATATCTAAATTTTGTTGTGCATATTCTACTCCATACTTTTTCATGCAAGTTTCTTTTGATTTCTCTTTAATGATCTCACTTTGAAATGGGTTTTCTACTCCATACTTTTCCATAGATGATAGCTTGAATTTTTCTTTAGAATCGTCTGTTTGAGAATAAAACATTCCAAACTTTTCAAATTGTGTTTCTTTTATTTTATTAATAATATCTGGACACTTACTCACATTATCGTATCCATATCTTTCTAACGACGTAGCCTTAACTTTTTCTTTATATTCATCGGTTTGGGTATAAGATGCTACACCATATTTCTCTATAGTGGTTTCTTTTATTTTGTCCTTTATTTCTCCACGTTGAAATTGACTTTCTACGCCATAATTTATTAAATTACTTTCAGAACATTTTTTAAACCAATGAGATCTACAACAATCTTTTTGTATTGTGGAATTTAATCTTTTTGTGTGATAATCTTGCCATTTTGTTGGTATAATGGTATTGATGTCTTCTTCTAAACAATAATCACACATGTATTCTATTTTTACGTGTGAATTATTTGTTAAGTGCTCAACTGGAACTTTTAATTTACCACGCCACTCATATTCGTATCCCAATGATTCGTAATGTTTTCTATTATTCGGATTCCAAGTAGTTTCTACTTCTTTTGTTATTAACATTTCTTTTACCTCCAAGTAATTAATCTAATCAATCTCCAACTGTAAAAATGGTAAAAGGAAGGTGTGTTGGAGCACACTTTTCACCCGTCAGCTATCCTTTACTCCGTACAAACATAAATTTGCACAATAAAAAGAACTTGTTTCCAAGTCCTCTCAATCTACAAATTCAATATATTATTTTCAAAATAAAAGAACTGTCCCATCACGGAACAGCCCT